AGTCATTTTGTGCCTCCAGATCGTTAATTTCCAGCACAGTCTGAAGTGCGCCAAATCCAGCGAACGGAATGAGCAGTAATTGACTACCGTCTGTGAAATGACCAGCAAATGCCAGCGCAATGATCGCGCCAATCAACATAAACCAGCCAGCCAGCATTATTTTCAGAAAAGTCTTTTCCATTGTTTGCCTCACAAGGTTTCAGGTTGAACATTGATCGAATAGCCAAGTGCTTTAATTGCTTCTAACGTATGTGTCGGCAGCGTCTTATATCCAGCCAGACGTGCGAATAGCAGAGCTTTTTCACACACTGGATAGACAACACGCAGACCATATTGACCAGCGATGCGTACAGTAATTTCCATCATTTCTCCTATTATCAAAAAATTAACACGCGCAATGTGCGCTTTGCGATCATCTCAAATGCCGATGCAACAGACTAATTGATATTTTGTATTGCATCAGGCAGCATTGATAGCAGTGCTATCGTCTGCCAGGTTTCAATAGTTTTTTTCTTGGTTTGTTCTGGTATAGTCGCGCCAGATCAGCGAGCAACGCGAGCAACAGCACAGCATGGGCAAAGTAACCAGATCATCTATAAAGACAACGATTAAAGACAAGGGTTTGATTCCTTCAATGCGTATAGGGAAAACTGGCTTGACCAAAAAGCAGCAACGATTTGCGGAAGGCATCGCACTGGAAGGATTGACTGCCAGCGATGCTTATAGACGTGCCTACAATACGAAGGGTTTGCCAGTGACCGTCAATCCAACAGCGAGCAGACTAGCCAACAACAGCAAGATTCGCGCAACCATCGATGCGCTAGAACTGGCAAATGAGGCTGCGAAATACGCTGATGCTGAATCGATCCGGCAGCTAGTGATCCAATCACTGATCCAGACCGTCATTGATCCAGACGTTAAGGCAGCAACGAAGGTAGCAGCAGCGAAGGTATTGGGCAGCGTGACCGAAGTGTCGGCATTTACGCAGCGATCCGAAGTGACCCATATACGCGACAGTAGCGCGATTCGCGATCAGATCATGCAGCAACTAAAAGACGTGATCATCGATGCCAGCGATGCGGAAACAATCGACGCAGACCAATTACTTAACGAATTGGCAACAGAATCGATTGATCCAGCCAATGAAAACCGCCAGGATGAAAGCCCTACCCTATCGGGGGATGCCACTTTTGCAACTGGGACTCCGGCGTTCCAGTTACATAGTAATCCCCACGAACAGTCTTGTGAAATATCAGAACACCCCCCGTCATCCTCAGAAACGCAGACCCCCCCGGGAGATATTTCTGGAGAAAAGGCATAGTTGCCATTCTGCTATGTAAATATTTACACAAGCAATTATTATGCCAATCGTAGAGATCAATCGGAAAATGATACGTCGCAGGAAGGAAATGACGTATGAGGAATGTATAGAGGTAGCGATGACACCGGCGCAGCGGCATGTATTTTTGATCATAGATGAGTGGTGGAAAGAGAGAGGGTATGGTCCTTCTATACGGGATATATGTGAGTTACGTGGGAAGGGTGGGATGGGGAATACCCACGAGATTATTAAGCGGCTTGTGAAGTTGGGTGTGGTGAAGAAGCTGGAGCGTGGTCAGAGGAGCGTTCGGCCGGTGTATATCAACTTCAGGACACTGGAATGAGTTACGACGAGGAACTGATGTTGGAGGCTTTCCGGCTGTTGTATCAGGTCTACCGGGAGCAGAAGGCTGGGAGGAGGTACTACCGACCGGTGTCGATATATCCGACCTTGGCCAAAATGCAGAAGAGGTTGGACAAGCCTGTACGGCAGGAGGCGAATAGTCTGTGGACTTAAGTGAACTGATAGGCAAGCTGCCGCCGGTCGAGCAGGAGAAGTTGCTGGAGCAGGTGGGTCAGTACCGGGACGCTGTCGTCCGTGAGAAGGCGCAGAGTCGGTTCATGTCGTTTGTAAAAGAGATGTGGCCGGGATTTATACATGGCAGACACCATGCCATCATGGCCAAGAAGTTTGAGGAGATCGCAGAAGGGAAGTTAAAGCGACTAATCATCAACATGCCACCACGGCATACCAAGTCGGAGTTTGCAAGTTATCTGCTGCCGGCGTGGTATCTAGGCAGGTACCCAGACAAGAAGGTCATCCAGACATCCAACACGGCAGAACTGGCGGTGGGGTTTGGTCGGAAGGTCAGGAACCTGGTGGATAGTGACCATTATGCAAAGATCTTCCCGAATGTAGGTTTAAGAGCGGACTCGAAGGCGGCAGGCCGCTGGGCGACAAGTCATGGCGGCGATTACTTTGCGATTGGCGTGGGGGGGACGGTTACCGGTAAAGGCGCAGACCTGCTAATTATTGATGATCCGCACTCAGAACAAGAAGCAAGGCTGGCTCAAGGGGATCCGAGCGTCTTTGACAGTGTGTACGAATGGTATACGTCGGGTCCACGGCAGCGTTTACAGCCTGGCGGGGCGATTGTTATCGTGATGACGCGCTGGTCGGACAAGGATTTGACTGGCCGGGTGTTGAAAAGCGAGACAACAGACTGGGAAGTGATCGAGTTTCCTGCGATTTTGCCGTCCGGGAACAGTCTCTGGCCTGAATTCTGGCCTATAGATGAACTTCTGGCGTTAAAAGAAGAGCTTCCGGCCTATAAATGGAACGCCCAGTACCAGCAAAAGCCCACGGGAGAAGAGGGTGCGCTGGTAAAACGGGACTGGTGGCGGCTTTGGGAGGGTGATCGGGCGCCGCCGTGCGAATTTATCATCCAAAGTTGGGATACTGCGTATACAAAGAACCAACGAAGTGACTATTCTGCGTGTACGACATGGGGTGTTTTCCACAAAGACGAGGATGAAAGTGATGTGAACATCATTCTGCTGGACGCGTGGAAGGGAAAGGTCGAGTTTCCGGAGTTAAAAGAGAAGGCGAAGGAGTTGTACGACGACTGGGAGCCGGATGCCTGCATTATTGAAGCAAAAGCGGCTGGCGCGCCGCTGATATTTGAGCTACGGCGTATGGGTGTGATGGTTCAGGACTTTACTCCAACGAGAGGAAACGACAAGTTCGTGCGTTTGAACAGCGTTACAGACTTGTTTGCTTCCGGTAAAGTGTGGGCGCCTGATAAACGCTGGGCAGAAGAGGTGATAGAGGAGTTTGCCCGGTTCCCGAACGCGGAACACGACGATTTGGTCGACTCCGGGGTACAGGCGCTGATTAGATTTCGCCAAGGCGGCTTCTTGCGGCTAGGCACGGACGAGGAAGATGAGCCGCTGGACTTGCGGCGCAGGCGCAGTTATTACTAAGGACACACTATGGCAACCAATATAGACAAGGCACTGTACCAACTGCCTATGGGCATGGATCAGGCGTTGATGGACGCAGAGCCGATTGAGATTGAGATTGAGGATCCCGAGTCAGTATCTATAGGACTCGGTGATATGGAGATATCAATTGAAAAAGACAAGGAAGACGACGAGTTTGCCAAGAATCTGGCCGAGGATATCGACGAAGATGAGTTGCAATCCTTGGCTGGTGACTTGTTGGGCGACTTCCAGGACGATATTGACAGTCGTAAGGACTGGATGAAGACATATGTCGACGGCCTAGAGCTGCTTGGCATGAAGATAGAGGAAAGATCCGAGCCTTGGGAGGGCGCCTGCGGTGTTTACCATCCGTTGCTATCTGAAGCGCTGGTCAAGTTCCAAGCCGAGACGATCATGGAGACCTTTCAGGCTTCGGGTCCGGTGAAGACCAAGATTATCGGCAAAGAAACGCCGAAGAAACGCGATGCGGCGGAGCGTGTTCGTGACGATATGAACTACCAGTTGACGGAAGTCATGACGGAGTACCGGCCTGAACATGAGCGGATGTTGTGGGGCTTGGGACTAGCGGGTAATGCGTTCAAGAAGGTGTACTACGACCCAAGTCTTGGCCGTCAGGTGTCGCTATTCGTGCCGGCAGAAGATGTGGTGGTTCCTTATGGCGCAAGTAATCTAGAGTCGGCGCCTCGCGTGACGCATGTCATGAGGAAAACCAAGAATGAACTGCGCCGGCTGATGGTGGCGGGGTTCTACAGAGACATTGACCTGCCGGAGCCAGAGAATTCTCTGGACGACATAGAGAAGTCGATCGCGGAGAAGATGGGCTTTAGGGCGACGACGGATGATCGGTACAAGATTCTGGAAATGCAGGTGTATCTGGATCTGCCGGGGTATGAGGACAAGGATGACAAGGGCGAGAAGACCGAGATTGGTCTGCCGTACATCGTCACTATAGAGAAGACATCACAGGAAGTTCTCGCGATCAGACGCAACTGGCGCCCGGAAGATGAGACATACCAGAAGAGGAACCACTTTGTTCACTACCCATACATTCCCGGCTTTGGCTTCTATGCCTTCGGCCTTA